CCTGGAATTCTTCCGGGGGCTGCTTTCGGAAAAGCAGATGCTGGTAAGACGGCGGGGACAGAATGTGATTACCTGGGAGAAGGTACACGAGCGGAACGAGCCTCTGGACTGCCGGAACTACGCCAGAGCTGCCTACAAGTTTTTCCACTGGGACTTTACGAAGGTGGAAAAGATTCTGCGGGGGGAGGACACGGAACCGACTGTGACAAGAAATGAGGCGGCGAGGAAGAGAACGAAGCGGGTCATCAGTAAGGGGATCCAGGTGTAGGAGGTATTATGGGAATTACGACGATCTGGACGCTGGCGGAGGCGCAGGAGATGGTTGGGGAGCTGAAAAAGGCCATCCGGTCCATTGTTTCCGGCACGGCGAAGAGCTACAAGATCGGGTCCAGGGAATACTCGGCGCTGGACCTGAACGAATTGCAGGCCCAGCTGAATTATTTCGGCAACATTGTGGAAAGCCTCAGCGGCAAGGGCCGGGCCACCCGGGTAAGCCGGGTGGTGCCGAGGGATCTGTAAAATGGTGGAAGTTGAGAGAGGAATCGCGGCGGAGGTCACGGAGGCGGGGGTGCGGGCGGTGAGCCTGGACAGGCCCGGGATCGTGACGCCGCCGCTGAAAAATTTATATACGGGCACGCTGGCCGAAAAGGACAGGGTGCTTTTTGTTTTGTTCCCGGACGGGGAAGGGTTCCTGCTGGGGAAAATCTAAGGAGGCAGATGTGTGGCGGGCGGAAAAGAATTAAGAGCCGATATCGTTATCGGCGGCAAGGCGGACGCGAGCTTTTACGCCCTGGGCGGAGCGCTGCAGACCCTGGGCGGGCAGCTGAGCGTCATCAGCGACAAGCTCATAGATTTCGGGACCGAATCCACCAAGGTTTACACCGGCTACGAGGACAACCTGCTGGACACGCAGGTAGCTCTGCGGACCCAATACGAAAGCGCCAGCGAGCTGCAGAAGGTGATGAAGCAGCTGGATTCCCAGGCCATGCAATGGGCCAACAACACAAGGTTCACCACCACGGACGTGACGGAGGCCATTTCGGAGGCCAGCCACGCAGGCTGGGATCTGGACAAAATTCTGGAAGGGATCCCGGCGGCCATGAACATCTCTATGGCCGGATCCATGAGCCTGAGCGAGGGCCTGGAATACCTGGTGGACATCACCAACGCCGCGGGACTGAGCTTTGAAGACCTGGGCAGCCTGACGGACTACTGGGCCTATGCCGCCAACAAGAGCAGCACCACCATTCCGGAAATGGGCGCGGCCATGCAGAAGATGGGCGCCACTATGAGCTTCGTCAAGGGAGACATGGCAGGGCTCACCACCATGCTGGCGGTGCTGGCCAACAACGGCACCAAGGGCACGGAAGCGGGCACGCTGCTGCGCAACAGCATGATCAGGCTCCTGGCCCCCACGCAGACGGCGGCGGAGGCCATGGACGCGCTGAACCTGAGCAGCGACGAGCTGGAAGAGATCTATTCCAACACGGCGAACCTGGAAAAGGCAAACGCGGCGCTGGAAGAGGCGGGGTTTTCTGCCTATGACGCCAACGGAAACCTGAAATCCTTCCTGACCACCTTTGAGGACCTGAACAGGGCCACCAAGGGCATGACGGAGCAGGAGCGGAACGAGGTGCTTTCCGCCATCTTCCCCAGCCGGACCATTACGGGGGCGCTGGCGCTGCTGGACGCCGCCGGGAAGGGCTGGGACGGGATGTACGACAACATCCGCTCCAATGGGTCCGGATATGCCGAATATGCCGCCGAGACCATGGAAAGCGGACTGGGCGGGGCACTGCGGCACCTGGAAAGCGTCTACAATGTGACCCAGACCCGGACAGGCAAGGCCCTGAGCGGGTTGGTGGAGACCGGCGCGGAGGGCATCAGCGGCCTGCTGGACAGGGTAAACGGCATGGACGACAGCAGCTTCC